GCAGTTCGCCGACAGGCTGCGGGCGAGCGCGCCCGTGTCTCGCAGGGGCTGACCGCCGTAGCGATACCCCGTATGCGTCACGCCGTAGATCGTCTTCATCCGCACGCGACCGTTCTTGCCGACGACGGGCTTCGTCTTGGTCACGTTGTATCCGCTGCGGGGCTTCGTCGTGTGCCACGAGGTCGCGGTCACGCGCTTCAGCGGCGCGTGCTCGACGCGACTGCCGCCCTTGCCCCGTCCGACGTTCTGCTGGATGTGCTCCTCCATCCACGACACGGCGACCTGCGCGATGCCCTGTCGGACACGCGGGTTGCGAAGCGCGTCACGGACTCGGCTGCTCCAGTTCACGGGTAGGTCTGTCCCCTGCGCGGCGGGAAGAACTGCGATGCGCTCACGCGCCCGTACCACGCGAGGTTGCTCGCGGACACGGCGGTGACGGCGGGGGTGCCCGCGGCGACGTTGCCATCGACCGAGCCGAACAGCATCTTGCCGTCCCGCAGCCCCTCAAGGTACGAGTACGTCTGCTTGATCCGTTGCTCAATGGCGGGGCTGATCTTGCTGCCGCGCCTCTGGTAGAGGAACTCGACGGCGAGATCGACGGTCAGACCGACGAGCAGCGGGTCGTGAGCCGCGGCGAGTGCCGCGATCTCCGCATCGCTGTACGTCTCGCCGACTCGGATGTAGGAGAGGACGATGCTGCTCGCACGCTCAAGCGCGGCGGTCGTCACGGCGTTGGGCGCGGGCATCGGCGTGCCGCCGTCCGCACACAACTGCGCGATGATCGTCTGGTCGAGCGAGTGCTCAAGGTCCGCCGCGGTCGCGTAGACGGTCATGCTGTTGCTCCAAACACAAGGGGGGCGTGGCTAGTCCACGCCCCCCTCGTGCGCGAGAATGGATCACGCCGAGATCACGTTGCCGATGGCGTAGCCCGCCACGGGCGCGACGATCTTGCTGACGCTGTTGTCGACCACGCGTCCCACCATGCGGCGGTTATTCGGATCGTTGAACTGCTCGACCGTCATGTCCTCGTACGCGAAGATCTGCAGGGTGGCGAACGAAGATCCGCCCTCCACGCCGACCAGACCGTTCGGACGGCTGACGAAGTACGCGCCGTCGCCGAGAACCCAAGACTGCGCGTTGGTCGCGCCCTTCTTGCTCGTGACCTTGACGCTGTCGTCAACGACGACATCGCCGAGTCCGAACAGGGTCTGCGGGATGCCCCAGCGCGAGAACGTGTCCGATCCCTGAAGGAACGAGACGGACTGCGCCATGAACTTGACGTACTCCTTGATCTCGGGAGCCTGAGAGATCGTCTGCGCGACCTTCGGGCTGATGACCATGATCACGTCGCGAGCCTGCACCGCGCCTGCGCTGCTGTAGCCGATCAACTGCAGCACGGTCTGGATCGTCTTCTGGATGTAGCCGTTTGCCACAGAAGAAGACGCCCAGTAGCCCGAGCCGATTGCCGTAGCAGTCGGGTTCGCGGCGTAGTTGTCGCCCCAGTTGCCCGAGGTCGAGAGCGCGGTCGCCGCCTCAATGGTGCGGCGGGTCATCGCCAACTGCGCCTTGGTGCGTGCGTGCTGCGCGACGACATCCCACGCCGCCTGATTCGCAGTCTCCTGCGGGATGTAGAACGGGAATCCGTAGCGGCGGCACGAGTAGGGCAGGAACTCAAACGCGTTCTGCTTGCCCGTGGGCGCGTCGTTGCCGAGCGGCCAGATGAACTCGTTCATGTCGGTCACGCGAGCGTTGTCCGCGACATCCTGACGGAGGTAGTAGCCCTCCATCTTCGTGACGGGGACGATCTGCGCGTAGCGCGTGAGCGGGAACGTGTTGACGCTGCGGGTGAACTCGACCTGAAGCGCGCCAGTCGCGAGGTCGTTGGTGCTCGGGATGTAGGCTGACTGCCCGCCCCCGACAACTGTGAATGCCATGTCGTGTACTCCTGTTGAGGGGTTTAGGCGGTGACCGCACCGATGCGGTAAGCGCGGATGATGAGATCGGCTGCGCCCGCGCTCTCAAGCGCGATGTAGAACGCAGGCTGCCCAGTAGTGGCGGTGATCGCCTTGCCGTTCGCGTCCGAGGTGAGGAGCGCGCCGCGGGTGATCGCCGCGCTAGACGTGACCTGAACGGTGTCGGTCGGCTGCAGGCTGATGCTGTCGCCTGCAATGGCGTGGTCGGTCGCATCGAAGCGGCGGACGCTGCCGTCAGTCACGCCGACGACCAACTTGGTCGCAGCGTCAGCCTGAAGACCCGTGAAGTCCGCGGTAGCGGACAACTTGACCAAGCGGAACGGCGCGATGGTGCCGCCAGCGACGAGATTGGGAGTGGATCCGAAGTCTGCCATGTTTCACCTCACCGCTTGATGCGGCTGTTGATTGCCTTCTTGAACTCCTCGGGCTTGCCAGCGAACTCGCGGACGAGGTCGCTGATCTGCCGAGTGTCGATGTCGGTCTTGGGGAGAGAAGCGCGGGACATGTCGATCCGCACGCCAACGGGATCGCGGGCGAACAGGTCGCGCCACGTGTCGATGAGATCCGCGGGATCGCGGCTCGCGGCGAGGTCCGCGATCAGTCGGGGACGACGCTCGGCGGGGATGCGGTAGCCGTCCTGCTCCATCGCGTCGAGTTCGCGGGAGAACTTCTCGGCTGCGAGTTCGGCGCGCATCGCCGCGAGTTCGCGAGCCATGCGAGCGTTCTCGCGGCGCATCGCGAACACGTCCGCGCTGCCGCGGCGCGAGGCGGGGAAGAGAGCCTTGTCCTCTTCCTCCTCCTTCATCTCGTCCTCGTCGCCGTGCGAGTCGATGTCGATGTGCACGCCATCGCCATCGCCTTCCTCCTCGGCGAACTGCTGCGTCAGCATGTCGTCCGCAGCCATCTGGTCCTTCTCGTCCTCGTCGGCGGCGTACTTGCCCTTGGAGCACTTCATCTCCTCAAGCGCAGCGCGCAGCGACGCGACTTCCTTGCGGAGATCGTTGTCATCTGCCATGTTGTTGCCCTTCGTATCGGGCACGAACGTGGAAAGCCCGCCACCGACCGTGCCCATGTCGAAGCGGAGGTTGCGGCTGAACGTGACGGGCGCGCCCTTGCGGGCGAAGTTGGTGTCGGGCAGCGGTCTGCGCGGAGTCTCGCGACCGAGCAGCGCGACCTCGGAGAGATGGTTCTGGTCCTGCCAGATCTCCGCGCTGCGGCGCGGGAACGCGTTCGTCGCGAGCAGTCGGTCGAACACGTTGCGCTCGACCTCGCAGTCGCCGACGATGTACCCGACTCCGTTGCGCTCCTCGTATCGGATCTTGGTGAACCGACCGACGCTTGACTTCGGCTCGTTGCCGTCGCGCTCGTGCATCACGACGAGGCGCGGGTTGCTGCCCTTGCCCATGTATGCGTTCGTGCTCTCAACGATCTCGCGCACGCGCTCGTTGTCGAAACGCTTGAGTTCGGGATCGTGATCGCCGTCGATGCGAGGGTCGTACGCGCAGAACACCTCAAGGTCGTGAATCACGACCTTGTCGCCGCTGTCCGAGACTCTGTGCGATGGATTCGACATATCGCTCCTTGATCGTATCAGCCTGCCACGAAACCGATATCGGGTACTAGACCTTTGTCAATCAATGCCTGACGCGAGCCGTTGTGCCTGTTGATCGCGTCTTGGTCGGGAATGCCGTCCTCATCCGTCCATCCCTTTGCGGCGGACACGGCGATGGGGACGGGCGACCACGAGCATCGGCAGTTGAACCCGATGGGGCAGGCGATGCCGAGCGCGTCGATCTGGTCGGTCGTCGCGATGAACCCGTCCATCGCCCTGTGCGTCTCTCGGGTGCGTCGGTCCTTCGTCGCGTTGTAGCGCATGAGGGGGACGAACCTGCGAACAATGGGGTCGCGGCAGATGTCAAGCCGCCCCTGCGTCTGCGCTCGGTTGAGGTTGGTTCGGTAGACCGTCTCAAGCCGCGCCGTCGTCAGGTCTGTGCCCGTGGCGAGTGTCGCCTGCTCCACGAAGTCGCCGACCCCGAGAACCTCCAGCCGCTTGCCCGCGACCGACACGGTGACCTCTTGGCGGATCACCTTGGCGAGCAGGTCCTTGGTCGCCTCCACCTGCTCCTGCGTCATGCTGGTGACGAAGAACGCCCCCTGCGTGACGGCGCGGGCGGTCGGGGTGTTCACGCCCTCAGGCTTGCGCTGCGCCTGTCCCCTGACGGCGGCGGCGAGGGCAGGGGAACGGTCTAGGATCCGCTGTAGAGCGTCCGCCTCCTCCCCCTGCCGCAGTTCCCCTGCCGCGTCGAAGGCGTGCTGCAGGAGCGTTTCCCATCGTTCCCGCGTCATCGGGATGGTTTCCATGAACCGCCGCACCGTCTCCTGCATCGGTCCCGCCGAGAATCGGGTGTCGAGGTCGATCCAGTCGTTGCCGACCCTGACTCGGTCGAACCGCGTGACGGTCGGGTCGCGGACATCGCTCGGCTTGACACCCGCCGCCTTGAGGCTGACGAGCGCGCCCGCCGTCCATGACATGAGGAGGAGCGCGGCGGTCAGTTCCTGCCACGCGTCCCATTGCTCGGTCGCGTCGTCGCCCTGCACCTGCGTGGCGACCGCCTCGCGGTACGCCGCGCCTGCCGCCTTGACGAGCGATTGAAACGACCTGCCGCCGTCCATCACCACGACCTGCGGCTGAATGTTCGCGGAGCGTCGGGTTCAGGGGTCGCCCCCTCGGGCGGCGCGCCCTGCCCGAGCAGCCCCGAGAGGGGGTCGCTGCCCGACGCGCTGCCCGTGAGCACGCGCTCGCCCTCGCTTGGTTCGGACAGACCGAGCAGGTCGCGGACCTCGGATTCGGAGACACGCCCGCCGAGGCTGACGAACTTCTCTACGGCCTCAAGCCGCTCCTTGGGATCGGGTCGTTCGGGCGCGAACTGGAATCGGAGACAGGTCGCCTCCTCGGGGGTCGCGCCGAGCATCATGGCGACGACGCGGACGAAGTCGTTCGTCAGGCTGTCGGCAAGCGCGTCCGCGTGGTAGCGGATGATGCGGGACAGAGTGTCCGCGTGCAGGCTCGCGACTCCCGAGCCGAGTCCCGTCGCCGCCGCCTCGGACGAGAGGTTCTGCCCGAGGATCGCCTCTTTGATCTTGCCCGAGAACCAGTTGACCAGTTCCATGAATACCTGAGCGCGACCCGCGTTGGGCTCTTTGATGTCGATGTCGTAGATGCGCTCGGTCCCGCTCTGCGGGAGAAGCACGCTGTTGTCGTTGGTCAGGTTGGCGAGCACGTTCTCCATCATCGTGCGCCCCTGATCCTGCCCGAGCGGGTAGTAGCCGACGCGGATGCCCATCGCGTACCGCTCCGCGTAGGTGATCGCGTCCTGCAGGATCTCCTGCTTGGCGAGCCACATGAACCAGCACACGTCACGCGCACCGACCCCGCGGTAGATCGACTCGGTCGCGTTCGGATCGTTGAAGTCGGGCGCGTTGATGAACACGCGGTGCAGCACGACCGCCTTGCGCTCCTGCTCGGTGAAGATGTGCACTCGGGAGTCGAAGCCGATGTTCTGCGCGCTCGGTCCGTCGTTGCTGTACGCCGCGCCGACGCGCATCGCGAGGTTCCCGCGCTGGTCGTACGCGAGGGTGTCGGGGTGGAACGGATACCACTCCTTGATGCCCACGCCGAGCCGCGGGTCGCGCTGGTAGACGAGGTTGCACGCGGAGTTGCCGTACCACACCGCCTCGTGCATGGCGCGGACGAAGTCCGAGCGTCGGGGCATCGCGTCGAAGATGCGCGAGATGCGCTCCGCGAGCAACTGCCCGCGCTCGTTGTCCTCCTCGGTGCACATGACCGTCCACTCAAGGCTCGCGAGCGTCACCTGAAGGGAACGCAGCACGCCCTCGATGTCCGCGTCCGCCCGCATCATCTGCTGATACTGCGGGTTCAGCCGATACGCGAGGCTGCTGTTCCGCAGCATCTTGTCGGCTGTCGTGAAGAACGACCGCTGCAGTTCGACCGCGCTCGCGAGCGGCTCGCCCATGTCGCGCTTCAGCGGAGCCGACAGGGGCTTGCGTGGACGCTCTGCGGGGGTCAGTCCGTTCGCGGACGGGTTCGGGGAGGGGTCGGTCGGCACGCGTTACCTCAGAGGATCGGCTTGAGTTGAATGAGGATCCGCCGAGCGTCCTCGCCGTGGTAGTGGTCAACGCCGTACTGCGTCGTGATCGTCACCACGTCGCCGAACTGCGACACGCGGGTGATGACGTGGATCGGGAGCCACACCTGCTCGCTGACCTGCAGGAACGCGGGATTCACGACTCACCCCGCATGTCGATGCACACCGCGTCGTCGGCGACCGAGATGCGGTCGGAGGCGATCACTCCCGCGAGGGGCTTGCGGAGCGAGAACGCGAGGCGACCCGCGCTGCCGTCGTTCCTCGCGAACCTGATCGTGCCGCGCCCGTCCTCGACCGTCACAGCATCGGGGGCGTAGCCGAGTTTGACGGCGAGTGCGCGGAGGCTGTCGGCTGCGTGCGTGGACTTCGCGCCCGTGCGAGAGTTCGAACGCTTCGCATTTCCATTGCGAAGCATTTCCTCAAACTCTGAGACCGAGATGCTCGTCCTGTATTGCGTGTCTCCAGACTTGCGAAGTTTGACGGTGTCCCTTTCGACATCCACGGTGTACGAATCACCGTTGACCGTGTACATGCCGCTCTGAGCGGCGTGCGTGGACTTCGCGCCCTTTCGCGACCATTGTCCGCTCCGCTTGGCGGACTCAATGAGGTTGTCCGTCATGCGCTGCAGATACTGAGCGCGCTCAACGATCTTCTCCGCGGAACTCTTCGCTTCTTGTTCATCGCTTTCGATGAAGGCTCGCTCCAGCATTCTGCAGCGCGTGTTGATCATTTCGATCCACGGTCGGACTGGGGAAGAGTTGGAGAACTTCGCCTTCGCGCCGTTGCGGGACGCCTCGTATGCCTTCGCGTATCGGTTGCCGCTCTTCACTTTGCACCTCGGTTCGGGTTCTTGGTTCGACAGGTGTTCGCGATCTCCTCGGCGAGTTCGAACAGGTCGTCGTCGCCAACGGACTTCGCGTGCTTCATCGCATCGGCTGCGACCTTCTGCATCTTGCCGCAGTTCGCGGCGGTCACGGGCTGCATGAGGATGCGAGCGTAGTCGTCGGACTTTTCGAAGCGCGTCCTCGCGCCCTTGCGGGACGAACGGAAAGCGGCTTCGTATGCGAGATACACCGACTTCATCTCCTTGTAGAGATTTGCAATCGCATCGCAAGTGCTCGCGCCGTTTCGGAAGTTGCCCTGCTTTTCCTCGTCTCGCAACGCCTGCTCAGCGGCGTTGATCTTCGCCCTGATGCCTCGCATTCGCTTTGACACCGCCTCGATCTCAGCGGGTCCGAACTTCGCCTTTGCGCCCGTGCGGGACATCAGCCCGCGCAGCCCGAGCCGATCCGCGATCTTGACGAGTCGCATGAACTCGTCCCGCGTGCCTTCGTGCGCGACGTGGTCGACCATCTTCTGGATGTTCTTCTTTGCGAGGTCGGGCTGGTCGTTCGCCTGACTCTCAAGCGTGTCGAGCATCTGCGAGATCTGTGACATGCGAGCCTTGCCTCCGTGTCGGTTGCTGACCGACTTGAGAAGTTCCGTGTATGCCTTGACGCGGCTACCCATCCGCTCGTCCTGAGCGATGCCGAGTTTGAATCGGATCTCCTTGACCGCGAGCGGGTGAGCCTTGAGGGTTTCGATGGTCGGGTTGGCGATGACTGCCCGCAGTTCGCGGGCGATCTCCTGCTCTCCGTCTCCGACAGCCATCTCAAGGGCGTGATTCAGTTCGCCGATGACCATGCGCGAGAGTCTCTGATTCACCGACTTCGTGCCGTTCTTCATGTGCTGCGCCTTCTGGTAGATGAAATCGGTGAGTTTCGCCGCAGGCATATCCACGACCGAGCCGTTCGGCTGCGTGACCTTGTAGACCGAGCCGCCCGCTGCGGGGTCGTAGCGTACGTTGCCGAGGCGATACCCCATCTGCGCGAGGGCGGCGGTCGCCTCGTCAATGTTGAGCCGCCGCTTGCCCTTGGGCAGCGTGATGGTGTGGGAGAACCGAACCACGCTCTCCTTGGTGTCGATGGGTGCGAGCGAACCAGCCGCCGCCTCGTCAACCCATGTGGCGACGGACTTGATGACCTCGACCTCGTCGCCGTTTGCCTTCGCCTCTCGGGCGGTTCGGATGGCCATGTCCTTGGCGGTCGCGCCATCGAAGTACTGCGGGTCGTTCGACCCGTCGAGCCAGTGCACCTCGTAGGTTGTTTCGGAGTAGCGCGGCACGCGCCCATCGTATCAGGCGAAGAATGGACGGCGAGGGGCTTTCGCTCCGAACATCCGCCCGATGGCATCAGCCTTCTCGATCCGCATCGGAATCAGATCGGAGTGCGACAGCGACCCTCTGACAGCCTCTCCGCACAAATCCACGATGACATCCACGGTATCGTCGTGAGACCCCGCGGGGAACGACAGCATCTCGTCAATTACGGTCTGGAAGGCGGGCAGCACTCGTCCTTCCGCATCGGTCGGGAACTTCAGTTTCCCATTTTCCACGAACGGCTGCGCCCCCGCTGCGCGAAGGTGCTTGTCCGAGAATCTGTCCATCGCAAGCATCGGCATCCGAGTCATTTCGCCAAACTGATCGAAGATGCCCTTCTGAGGACCGTTCGCCTCAGCGAGCACCACGGACACCGACCTGCGTCGCAATAGGGTTTCGGCTTGCTTGGCGAAGACGGGGAACGGCTCGCGAATGCGCAGCACATCGGTCAGGTATAGATCGCGGCTGCTGTCAATCTCGCCGACGATGCAGACGCTGTAGTCGGGATCGTCGCGTTCCTGCGCCTTGCGCCCGTATCCCCAGTCGATCGCGGCGACGGTTCGCGTGACCTCGGGGGTGCGCCCGAAGCGGTAGTGAGACATCCATTCGGGACGGAAGACGAGCAGATCGCTCGACAGTGGGACGAGTTCGTAGGCGCGTGCGTACGCCATCGCTCCCATTTCGTTCCTGCTCGCTGACAGGATCGCGGGTGTGAATACATCGGGCCACGGAGACACCTCGCCCATACACGGTCTACGCAGCAGGGTGTCATCGCCCTGATGGTGTCGCCTCCAGTCCGCGGTGATGTCGTCCGTATGGAATGGGGTCGCCGTCCTCCACACTCGGGACGGGAACTTTGCGGACGGGTCGAGCATTGGCATCCAGATGTTCGCCACGGCTTCCTTGACCTGCATTCTCAGGGTCGGCTGGAGCACCGCGTTGCGAAGGTCGCAGATGTCATCGAACCAGATGATGTCGGCTCGACCGCCCGTTCGCCCGAATACGCCCGAACCCTGCACGGACGGGTCGCGTCGTTCCGCGGTGTTCGGCGAGGTGATCGACCACGCCGTGGTCCTGTCATCCCCCGACTTGAGGATGATGTCTGGGAACACCGCTCGGAACACATTCGACTTGATGATCTCTCGGAGGAATCGGGTAGTGCTCGTCGCCGCCTCGTCGTTCTGCGAGACGATCTTGAAGCGCGTCTCTGGGCGCACTCCGAGCCACCATGCCGTGAGATAGGACAGCGTGCTCGTCTTGCCGTGACCGCGAGGCAGTTCCGCGTACCACGAGTATGTCGAGAGCGCGTGCGCGATCAACTCGCGCTGCAGCCCGCTGATGTCCCTGCCGAGGCATAGAGAGAGGAAGACGGAGGGATCCTCTCTTGCAGCGGCGAGTACATCGGACGGGTTCACTTCCTCTTCCTCTTTGGAGGCACTTTGGCGGCGGTTTCCTCAGCCTTGCGCTGGGCGATCAACCTTGCAGCGGCTTGGAGTTGGTCGTCGGTGATGCTGCTGACGGCCTCGATGCGCTCGGTTGCCCCGCCCGCGTCGAGTCTCTGGATCTTGTCCGCTGCGGCGAGTGCCGCTAGGTTGTCGCGCCGCATGGCGACGAGCACCTCCGCGGCGCGAAGTTTCTCTCGGTCGTTGCGGGCATTGACGAGCAGGGCGATGACCTGACGGGGCAGTTGCTGCGCCATCACCTCTGGGATGTCCCATCCGTTGGCGATTGCCTGTCGGATGAGCCTCAGGCTCGCCCGTTCATGACCGTCGTGCGTGGGTTCTTGCTGCATCATTCGTCCTCCGAAACCTCGGTCGGCTTCTCGGGCGGTCGTTCGGTGACGGGTGCGTGTCGCCCGTTCCAGTCATCGGCGAAATCACGGAGCGCTTCTGCCTTCACCGCTGCGGTGTTCTGCAGTTTCAACCCGTATTCGTTCGGAGCGATGCGCGACAGGTCGACTCCCTGCTTCAGTTTGAGCGGAGTATCGAACCGCTTCCATGCATCGCGCACGACATGCTGCGGTCTCTTGAACCGCCTGTCGACCTTGACGACATACGGCCAAACCCGCTCCAAGGACTTCGCCATGCGAAGGCGTCCGTCAGCCTTGTAGAGTTGGTCGCTGTTGCCGCCCTTCATGGTCATCGTCTGCATCTTCTCGATCAGGAATGCATTGACGAGCGCCGTGCAGAGTCCTGCGGAAAGCACCTGCAGGCATAGGTCGGTGTCCTCGTTGTAGCGACCGCGCCACCGCTGCGGAAGGTCGTTCTGGATGAGGAGGCACGAATACACATGCACATTGAGGAAGAACGGCGGAAGCCCCGCATATCCGAACATCGTGTAGTTCAGACCGCTGATCGCGAGGTTCTCGTATCGGTCGGTAAAGTCCTCGACGGCTGCGAACGCGGGACCAGACGCACAGGGAATGCGCCGCCCGCCCGTGAACCTGCGAACCTGCTTGATGTTGTCGTCAAGGATCCAGTGCCGTGAGAATCCCTCGCGCTTGGAATGCTCCCAGCACCAGTTCCGTGCGGGAATCGAACCCTTGCCGAGGTTGCTGAAGGGCAGGACGAGCATGTTCTGCGCGCCGAACGCCTCGGCGTACTTGTCAGCCTCCTGAGGCTCGACGACGATCTTGAACGGCACTTGATCCTTCAGCAGGAACTTCGCCGTCAGTCCGTTGTCGTACCGCCCCTTGCTGATGACATAGACGGGGTATCTCGGCAGCATGGGTTCACTCCTGTGCGAATCGAAGGCTCGACGGATCCTCGCGTTCCTTCCTCGGGTACCAGACCGACCAGCACTGGCTCTCGTCCTTCATGTCGCTCGGGTATCCGAGTGCGACCATGAACTGCCTTCGCACCGCGGAGTCCATGAAGGAGATTCGGACCTGACACGGCTGTTCCTTCGGCTCGTAGGACGGCAGGCCCACCCATTCGGCAGCCTCGTTGATGTCTCGGATCTCGGACTGCGGTCGCGTGACCATGACGAGGTTCGCGAGCATGCTGGCATCGAAGCCCGTTCCGAGGAGTTCATCGACATCCTTGATCTCACGGAGGATCTCGCTGAGCGCCCTGTCATCGACCTCGGCGAGCCGCATCAGTTCGTTGTCGCCCGTGAGGATCTTCAGAGCCTTGGCATCGTCGCTGCCGATGGGGAGGATGACGGCGGGGATCTCGGCGAGTCCGAGACTCTTCGCAGCGCTGACGATCCCGTGCCCTGCGATGATGGTCATGTCTTCCGTGCAGACGACTGGTCGGTAGAACCCGTGTTCCTTGATCGACTTCGCGAGATGGTCGATCTGATCCTGTGGGTGCGCCCTGTAGTTGCGGGGGTGCGGCTTGAGATCCGAGATCGGGACGATGGTTGTTTCGTGGTTCATTCCTT